TCAAGCTAGGAGGAGAAACTCGTGAGCTGTCAATCATGTTTACTGATGTTCGTGGGTTTACTGCTATTTCTGAGCATTACGGAAGCGACGTTCAGGGATTAACACAGATCATGAATCGCTACATGACGGCGATGACTGCAAGGATTTTACAGAACAATGGAACACTCGACAAATACATCGGCGATGCGCAAATGGCTTTCTGGAACGCACCTTTGGACGATCGCGATCATGCTAAGAACGCAGTTCGCACGGCTCTCGCAATGCTCGGCGATCTCGATGCTTTTAACGCTTCTATCGCATCTGAAGGCGTTCCTGCTTTTGGTATGGGTCTTGGCGTCAATAGCGGTAGTGTTGTCGTTGGCAATATGGGTTCCAGTCAAAGATTTGATTATACCTGCTTGGGGGATGCTGTTAACTTGGCTTCGCGCTTAGAAGGACAGAGTAAACCATATCACGTGCGTATGATCATCGGCGAACGCACAGCAGAACTGCTAGAAGATGAATATCCGCTCGCAGAGCTAGACTGTATTGCTGTTAAAGGCAAGACAAAAGGCGTTCGAATTTTTACGATTGTGAATGGAACTGGTGTTGATAAAGCATATCTTGGATCACACGCTAGATTCATTAAGGCATACAGAGATCAAGAGTGGGATCTGTGTCTCAAGTTCATTCGTATGCTCAAAGGTGCGTTTAAGGGTGAACTCGACGAATACTATGCTATGATGGAAGAGCGAATCGCAGAACTTCGCGAAGCTAATCTTCCAAAAGATTGGGATGGCGTATATCGCGCCACATCTAAATAGAAATAATATAAATAGGGGGAGTTACTCATCGGAGCTCCCCTTATGGCTATTACGACCAGACAACAGTTCAAAGAATACGTGCTACGCCGCTTAGGCGCTCCTGTTATCGACATCAATGTTGATGATGAGCAGGTTAATGATCGTATTGACGATGCGTTGATCAAGTATCGCGACTATCATTATGATGGTATGCAGCACGTCTATCTGCCGTATCAGGTTACATCTCAGGACAGAATAAACAAATACATCACGCTCCCAGAAGATATGATTGCGGTCACACGAATTTTCGATGTGAACGACTCATACGGAGCAATGAATCTGTTCAACATCCGCTACCAACTTCACCTCAACGAATTGTTCAATATCTCGAGCGTATCGGTCACACCATACGTCGTAGCCATGCGACACATCGAGTTTCTTGAAGAAGTATTCGTAGGTAAGAAACCTATCCGTTTCAATCGCAACATGGATCGTTTGTATGTCGATATGAAATGGGACGACGATGTGCAAGTTGGTCAGTATATTATTATCGACGGTTACAAGACTGTTAACCCAGAAGAGTTTCCAGACGTATGGGAAGATCAGTGGCTCAAAAAGTATGCGACTGCGCTTGTGAAACGTCAGTGGGGTGAGAATCTTAAGAAATTTGAAGGTATGAATCTTCCCGGCGGTCTTACGTTCAACGGACAAAAGATCTGGGATGAAGCAGAAGAAGAATGCAACCGTCTAGAAGCATCAGTAATCAACGATTACTCACTGCCAGTCACTGACATGATCGGATAACGATGGCAACGAACAAATACTTCAAATATTTTAGCTACGGTCGTGAGCAAGACACAGCTGAAGATCTAATCATTGAGTCTATTAAGATTCATGGATTGGATGTGAAGTATTTGCCTCGCACTCTTATCAATCCTGATCCTCTACTCGGTGAAGATCCAGAATCACAATTCAACGCTGCGATTGATATCGAAATGTATATCAAGAACACGCAGGGATTTGAAGGTGAAGGCGATTTCCTTTCCAAGTTCAATTTGGAAATTCGCGATCAGATCACATTCGTTATGTCGCGTAAACGCTGGGAGCAGGTATCTAACGAAAAGCTTCTGACAGAAGTTGGCTACAATATTCAGCTCGAAGAGTCTAACACGAAAGCGTGGGCTAACTCTGTTGCTTTGCGTTTGGAAAATGGCGGAATAGAAGGCTATCAAACTACATCACCACGCCCGTTCGAAGGTGATTGGATTTACTTTCCGCTGAACAAAAAACTATACGAAGTCAAGTTCGTAGAACACGAACAAGTGTTTTATCAGCACGGTAAACTCTATACTTACGAGCTGACTTGCGAACTTGTTGATCGTATGGGTGCTATCGACATTGCTACAGGCAACACCGAAATCGATGCTATCGAAGATCGTTATAGCCAAGATATTCTTATCTATCAGATCACGCTCGAGAACGGTACAGGTTCTATTCTAAACGAAGATGGCGAATCAATTCTGTGGGAATACAGAGTCGAAACAAAGAACGTTACAGCCAATAACGAATACTTCACGCAGAAGTCTATCGACTTTATCGACTTCAGCGAACGTAACCCATTCTCTGAAGTGGACCGCTACTAATGTTTGGATCACAATTCTATCATCAGTCGCTTAGACGTTACATTATCATGTTTGGCAATATGTTTAACGACATTGTTGTCCGTCGATACGACTCGTCTGGAAATAACATTCAAGCGATAGCTGTTCCACTTGCATACGGTCCAAAAGAAAAGTTTCTAGTCCGTATTAGTCAAGATCCAAGACTAGATCAGCAGGTAGCTATTCAGCTTCCTCGTTTAGGTTTTGAGATGACAACATTGAACTATGACGGCACTCGTAGGCTTCAGGGTCTAAATCGTAACGTCAAAGTCGTAACAGATGAGAACAAACTTGACTTTAACTATATGCCAGTGCCATACGATTTGCAGTTTAATCTGTATGCGTATGTTCGTAACGCTGACGACGGCGCGCAGATTCTAGAACAGATCGTGCCATACTTTGGTCCAGAATGGACAAACAGCGTTCGTATTCTACCACAGACTAATCTTACGATTGACGTACCTACAGTTCTGAACACCGTGTCGATTGAAGATACTTACGAAGGCGACTTTGAAACTCGTCGTGCGTTGATCTACACGTTTGACTTTACTGTAAAAGGATATTTTTACGGTCCAGCTCGTCGTCAGGGTATCATCAAACGCACTCAAATCGACTTTGGTGTTGTCACTGGAAACACATCAAACAAGATCACGCTCGAAGATATCGCGCGCACGGGAAGAAGTTCCCGTGTCGTTATTACTCCTGGTCTACTAGCCAACGGAAGCCCAACGACAAACAGCGCAGCTTCTATACCATATACACAAATCAACGCAGAAGATGACTATGGATTCTGTTCGAACACGTTCTTCTATACAGACGGCAAAAAATATAACCCTGTAACAGGACAAGATCAATGAATGAAAAGACCAACTTTGAATTAAGTGTTGAGAATGCGCTCGGTCTTCCAGAGTCATCGCCACCTATGGTTCAGAAACAAACTGAGGTACAAGTAATTGAATCCACTGACTCGAATGTTGATGACGACTTCGCAACAGCTCGTCGCAATCTTCACAAGATCATTCACCAAGGTAATGATGCACTTGAAGAAGCGCTCCTCGTGGCTAAAACGTCCGAACACCCAAGAGCATTTGAAGTCGTCGGAGGTCTTATCAAGACGCTGGTTGACGCTAACAAAGATCTACTTGACATCCAAAAGAAACTGAAAGATCTTAAAAAAACAGACGATCCTAAAGCAGCTGCTCCAGTTCATGCGCAGAATGCTATTTTTGTGGGTAATGCCGCTGAACTACAGGCGCTTGTGAATGGTAGGAAGTGATGGCTATAAAGACATATCTTGGTAATCCTAATCTAAAAGCCGCTGGTGTCATTCATCAATACACCAAAGAGCAGATCGAAGAATATATCAAATGCGCCAAAGATGTAGAATACTTTGCTCGTAATTATATCAAGATCGTTAACGTCGACCGCGGTTTGATTCCTTTTGATATGTGGGATTTCCAAGCGAAAATGCTGCATACGTTTGCGGATAATCGCTTTTCTATTTGCAAACTTCCTCGTCAGGTTGGTAAGTCTACGACTTCTATCGCATACATTCTGTGGCTTGTGCTTTTTACAGATCAGCAGAACGTTGCTATCCTCGCAAACAAAGGAGCGCTCGCGCGAGATCTTCTTGCTAAGTTACAATTGGCTTACGAATATTTGCCACAATGGTTGCAACAAGGAGTTGTTACTTGGAACAAAGGTAACATCGAACTCGAGAATGGTTCTAAAGTTCTTGCTGCTGCTACGTCATCTAGTGCCATCCGCGGTGGATCGTTCAACCTGATTTTCCTCGACGAGTTCGCGTTCGTGCAGCGTAATCTAGCTGATCAGTTTTTTGCTTCTACATATCCTACGATTTCATCTGGTAGAACAACCAAGATCATTATCGTATCTACGCCCAATGGTATGAATCACTTCTTTAAGATGTGGGTTGATGCACAAGAAAAACGCAGCGAGTATGTGCCTATTGAAATTCACTGGTCTGATGTTCCTGGTCGTGACGAAGAATGGAAAAAGCAAACGATCGCTAACACCAGCGAGCAGCAGTTCCGTCAGGAGTTTGAGTGCGAGTTCATTGGTTCGTCAAGCACGCTTATCCATCCACTCAAACTGCGTGAGATGACTTGGTTTACGCCAACGAAAGATAAGTTTGGTCTTGACATTTACGAATCACCTGATCCGCGCAAGATGTATATTTGTGTGTTTGACGTATCTGAAGGTGTAGGCGGCGACTATTCTGCTCTGTCGATATTCGACGTAACACAGTATCCGTATCGACAAGTGGCTAAGTATCGAAGTCGTGAGATATCGCCACTTATGTTCCCAGATGTGATTTATCGTTTTGGTCGTATGTATAATAATGCGTGGGTGCTGGGTGAAACAAACAACATCGGTCAACAAGTTGTTCAATCGCTCTATATCGATCTAGAGTATGAAAATGTTGTAGCCACGTTTACTAAGAACAAGAATATCAAAGTTGGTGGCGGATTCAATTCTCGCTCTGCATTTGGTGTTCGCACTACGAAAGCAGTTAAGAAAATTGGCTGCTCGAACTTAAAAACGATCGTTGAGAGTGATAAACTTCTTATAACTGATTTTGACACGATCGAAGAACTGACTACTTTCGTAGAAACGAAAGATACTTACAAAGCAGAAGAAGGCAATCACGACGACCTTGCTATGACGCTCGTGTTGTTTGGATGGCTAATCACGCAACCATATTTCAAAGATCTAACAAATAGTGATATTCGCAGAAATCTAGCTAACGAAACGCTCAAAGAAGTCCACGATGATCTGTTACCAGCAGGTTTTATCGACGATGGCGGTGTAGCTCAGTCTATGGAACGAAATGACGATCCTGCCGATATGTTTATCGGAGGAAACATGTCAGATGACTTCCGATACGGCTAAAAGCCTGCTTTTTATAAATAAAAACGAGCACAATCTAGGGCGCGAAGAATTCACTACTTCGTTTTATAAAAGGAGATAAGTCCGATGGGTTTCCAAGTCTCTCCAGGGGTAAATGTAAGTGAGATTGATCTCACAACAATCATCCCCGCAGTAAGCACAACTACAGGTGCGTTCGCGGGTCACTTCCGTTGGGGTCCTGTCGATCAGCGCGTTCTTGTTGACAGCGAAGATACGCTTTTCAAGCAGTTTCAGCATCCAACAACAAACACCGCAGTCGATTTTTTCACAGCTGCAAATTTCCTCGCATACGGTAACTCACTGTATGTTGTTCGTGTTGTGAACGCAAATACGGGCGGAACTGTTGGTGCAAGAAATTCTACAGCAACAGGCAATAGCTCGATTACAGCTGTTATTAAGAACGAAGACGATTACATTAACAATTGGTCAGCTGGTATTGCTGGTGCTGGTATGTGGGTTGCTAAGTATCCAGGCATCATTGGAAACAATCTTCGTGTTTCTGTTTGCCCATCAGGAAACGCATACGAAAGCACAATCACAGGAACTGCGTCGTTTAGCAATAACTCAGCTACAGTAACATTTACTACAGCAGCTGGTGTTAATAACAAACTTACAGCTGGCGATATTCTGATCCTTGGACCAGATCGTAAGCAACTCAAAGTTGCTTCAGTAACTGGTAACGTAGTAACGCTTCAGTCTAGATACGTTGGTAACACAGGCACTCAGGCTACAACAACTCGTCGTTGGGAATTCTTCGATTATTTCCCAGGCGCTCCTGGTACTTCTGCTGCTGCTAATGTTTATGGCGGTTCAGGCGATGAAATGCACATCGTTGTAGCCGACGAACACGGTGGTATCACAGGAACTGGAAACACGATCCTTGAGATTTTCCCAAATCTTTCTAAGACTGTTAATGCTAAAGCACAAGATGGAACTGACATTTCTTACAAGAACTACGTGAACAGAAACTCACGTTGGATCTGGTGGAACAGTCACGTGACTGGTATCACTGGCGGACGTTCAGTAACTCAGGTTGTTGACCACGCAACAGGTGCTCAGTCTAAGCCAGTTAACGCTTCGCTTCAACGCGGTCGTGACGGTGCTCTGCCTCGTGCTTCTGACTACATCAACGGCTACAATAAGTTCCGTAACGCAGAAGATGTTGACGTATCACTGATTCTTGGTGGTGCTTCTGACTCAACTCGTGCAGTCCACATCATCAACAATATCGTAGAATATCGTAAGGATTGTATCGCAATCTTCTCACCACGCCAAGCTGACGTTGTAAACAACTCAGGATACGCTGGCGCAGAAGTTGACGACATCGTAGCGTTCCGTAACTCACTTCCATCTACTTCTTATGCAGTAATGGATTCAGGTTGGAAGTATCAATACGATAAGTATAACGATCTGTATCGTTACGTCCCTTGCAACGGCGACACAGCTGGTACAATGGTTCGCACCGATATTGATCGCGATCCATGGTGGTCACCTGCTGGTTATAACCGCGGTCAGATCAAGAACGTGATCAAGCTGGCTTACAATCCAAATAAGACAGACCGTGATCAGCTCTACAAGCATGGTATCAATCCTATCACAACTTTCCCAGGTGAAGGAACTATTCTGTTCGGTGACAAGACAATGCTGACAAAGCCATCGGCTTTTGACCGCATCAATGTTCGTCGTCTGTTCATCGTTCTAGAAAAGGCTATTGCTACAGCAGCGAAATATACTCTGTTCGAGTTCAACGATGCGTTCACTCGCGCACAGTTTAAGTCTCTTGTTGAGCCATTCCTGCGTGACGTTCAGGGTCGTCGTGGTATCACTGACTTCCGCGTTGTTTGCGACGAAACAAACAATACGCCAGAAGTTATTGACCGCAACGAGTTCATTGGTGATATCTACATCAAGCCTGCTCGTTCGATTAACTTCATTCAGCTCAACTTCGTTGCAGTTCGCACGGGTGTTGATTTCACTGAAATCGTAGGAAAGTTCTAAGAGGCGAATAAATAAACGAAAGGATAGGGAGAAAAACTAATGCCCTTTAATGTATCTACGTTCGCCTCACAAGGTCTTCCATTTGGTGGCGCAAGAGCATCTCTCTTCGAGGTGTTCCTGCGTCTCCCTCAGGGAATCGCTGAACCAACAGCAGAAGCTCAATTCCGCTTCGTTTGTAAGGCATCTTCAATTCCTGCTTCAACGGTAGGTCAAATCGAAGTCCCATACTTTGGTCGTAAGGTAAAGATGGCTGGTAACCGCACGTTCGAAAACTGGCAGGTTACAGTTCTCAACGATGAAGACTTCCTGGTTCGTAACGCATTCGAACTCTGGAGCTCATACATCAACTCTCACGAAAATAACCTTCGTGATCCATCAGTTATTACGGAAACTGGTCTTGCTGCATACCGCACAACTGCTACAGTTCGTCACTTTGCTAAGACTGGCGTATTCGCAGGCGGAACAACAGACGGTGATGCTGCTATTCCAACTCGTGAATATACGTTCGTAAATATCTTCCCAATCAATATCGGTAACATTGAATTGAACTGGGAAACAACTGATGCTATCGAAGAATTCACTGTTGAGTTCGCTTACGATTACTGGACTGTTGACGCTGACGTTAACGGTAGGGTGATCGATACCTAATTGATCGCCTAAATAATATATCATACAGTTCTTGAAGGAAAATAAATGGCGATCGAATTATTTGGCTTCCGCGTAGGGAAGGATGATGAAGCTGCTGAAAAACTAGCAGTTCAGGTTCCTTCCTTCGCTCCTCCTCCAAATCTAGATGGTGCTATGGAAGTTGCGCCCGGTGGCGCATACGGAACATATGTAGATCTAGAAGGAACAGCCAAGAACGAAGCAGAACTTGTTACACGATATCGCGAGATGTCGATGTATCCCGAATGCGAATCTGCTATCGACGATGTCGTTAATGAAGCCATCATTTCTGATGAGCGCGACGACATTATTTCAATCAATCTTGATAAACTTGAACAGCCCGATAGCGTTAAGAAACGTATCGAGGAAGAGTTCAAGAACGTCTGTAAGTTGCTTGATCTACATAATCAAGCCTACGAAATTTTCCGTCGTTGGTATATCGACGGTCGTTTGTTCTATCACATCATGGTAGACATAAAGAATCCTCGCAAAGGTATTCAAGAACTCCGTTACATTGATCCGCGTCGTATTCGTAAGATTCGTCAGCCAATCAAGCGCACACCAGTTGTTGGTCAAAACTCAAAGCTGATTGCACCTCCTTACGAAGAATACTATCTTTTCAATCCTGCAGGTCTTTCGTCTGGTACGCTCACACAAGGCGTAAAGATTTCGAAAGATGCTATCTCATATACTCACAGCGGTTTGCTCGACGCTCGCAATCGCATGGTTCTTTCGCATCTTCACAAAGCAATTAAGCCACTCAATCAGTTGCGTATGCTCGAAGACGCAGTAGTTATCTATCGCCTCGCGCGTGCGCCCGAGCGTAGAATTTTCTACATCGACGTTGGTAACTTACCTAAAGCTAAGGCTGAACAGTATGTTCGCGATATGATGGTTCGTCACAAGAATCGTTTGGTCTACGATGCGAACAACGGCGAAATCAAAGACGCTCGTAAATTCATGACGATGCTGGAAGACTATTGGCTTCCTCGTCGTGAAGGTGGACGTGGCACAGAAATCACTACACTTCCTGGTGGCGAAAACCTTGGACAAATGGATGACGTAGATTACTTCCGCAAGAAACTCTACAAGTCACTGTCCGTTCCTATCTCGCGTCTTGAACCAGAAGGTCAGTTCACACTTGGTCGTCAAGGTGAAATCACACGCGACGAAGTAAAGTTTGCCAAATTCATTGAACGTCTGCGTGATCGTTTCTCACATCTGTTTGATAATCTTCTCGAAATCCA